CAGTTGCGGAGGACCTGACGACTTCCAACTTAACACCGAACATGAGCGGCATGACTGCTTCTGAGGGAACCTCGGTAGGCACGGGTCATGGATGTAGTCAGGGAAGATACTGCACTTCTGGAACCACAGAAGGCGGAGGCACGTATACATCAACTTTTGATGTTCCTTTGACTGAAGCGGAGTTGAATCAAGGCTTTACCCTTAATAGCGGAATCACAGTTAACAGCCACTCATCGAATAGCAGGTTGCCTACCTGTGCTAACGGTCTGTTGCAATCTGGGGATTGCCGGGATGTTTTTAAACTTACGATTACACTAAAGGATGGCGGTACAACAGTTGAAACATTTGTGCATTCAGAAGAGTTGACTTGGAGCGGTTTAAAAGACTTCACATACTCAGACGTTGTAGGAACAAATGACTATGGTGTGCTGACAGGTGTTTATGAATTATACGGCATCGATGCTGGATATCCGGTTGGCTATTACGGCCCACAGTTTAGTAATCCTGGACTTACAATAGATTATCAAACAGCTTTAGTTACGGAAGACACAACCACCCTGATAACAGACGTTATACAGACAGAAACAGAAACCACAATAATGGATGCCGCGACGGGAGGAACAGGGGGCACAGACATAACTTCTTCAGCAGTAACAGTAAGCATTCCAGCATTTCAGACATACACGAATACTGCTTCAACAACGACGATAAGTGCTCCAGTAGACAACTCGTCCAGTTCTGGTTCTGTGTTTACGCCTCCTGTAGATACGGCTTCTGCATCTACAGAAACAACAATGGATTCCGCTCCAGTTATTGAAACTGCGGCAGCGGCTCCTACAATTGCTCCGGTGGCTCAACAAACTGAAACGCAGCAAGCAGAAGAAACGCAAGCAGAAACGCAAATAGAAACGGCTATGGTTAAAACAACCGTTGCTAAAGCAAAACCTCAAAAAGCAAAGACACAAAAGAAAAGGGCTTCTAGCTCAACTACCACGGTAGTTCCTGTCGCTGTCCCTGTAACTGCTGCTGTCGCCGCTCAAGCTGTTGTAGATAATATCGCTCCTAGTCAAAAATATGGAAATACAGCCCAAACGGTCACATTAGTTGCTATGGGGATGATCGCTAACAATAAAGGGTTATTTAAGACCTCCGCTCTTCCAGACACGCCTAAGTTTTTCAGCAATTCTTCTGTTCCTGATGGGCCTTCAATGGTTGATCGCATGACAAACTATCAAGTTTTTGGGCAATCAAACGGGTTGCACAACGAACTTGTTGAAAGTCAATGGAGAAATTAATATGGAATATTTAATACAAACCTTTGGAGCCAAGTTTTGCTGCATTTTTGCATCCGGTTGTGGCGCAGGAGCCAATATTTTAACGAAAAAGCAGTTTAATATAACGGCGCTAAAAGATATTGCTTTAGCTTTGATTGTAGGCTGGATTGCAGCAGAATTTTTTATACCGCCAATAATGAAACATTTTACGCTTGATATGACGTGGGGGCCTGCAATAGCTTTCGTTATAGGCTACTGTGGGATACGCTTACTGCCAGCCATAGAGAATCGTTTAAAAAAGGTTATTAAAGATGGCTGAAGTAGAAGTCGGCGGCGTTAAGTTCAAAGGCGGCAAATTAGTTGTAATCTTCACTCTTATCTCCACTCTCGGTGGTGGGCTTTGGGCTGGATTTGAGTTTTACAAAGACTACATGGACATGCGTGAAAAGATAGAGAGCTATACGGCTCCTGATCTTAGCGGTTTTGACAAAAAACTAGCCGTTTTGAACAAAGAAATGGGTGTTATAAGCAAGGGAATGTCCTCCGTAAGAAATCGTGTTCTTGAAGTCCAGCAAATTGTTCGAGACACAAGGCAGGACACAAGATCTGACGCTGCTTCGCTTGAAAACGCCATTTCTGCGGTTGATAAACGTTCAAGAACGCTTGATTCTGAAACAAGAGCCGCTCTTCGACAGGGTGAAAAGACTGTTCGCGGCATTGTAGCCAACGCAAACGAGCGTTTTGACAGTAAAATCAACAGCGTTACTAGCGCAGCGCGGTCCTCTGAAAAGAATATGCGTGATATTACAGAATCTGCGACAACCAGGTTTGATTCTAAAATAAACGGAATAGACGGGAAGCTAAACGTTTTTGAAAAGCGTCTTGATAAAAAACTTAGAGACGCTTTAAACAACCCACTTTTGAAAAGGTAAGTAAAATGGCAAGACAAAAGAAACTGGAGAAGGACAGCGCGTTCAACGAGCTTGATTTGGATGGCGATGGTACCGTCAGCGATGCGGAGTTAGCGGCATCTGAAGCTTTGGCGAAACATGAGAAAGCTGACGCGCAAAGACAAATGGCGTGGGTCGCCATGGGGTCTATGTTGTTTTTTACATTAGCTGTTTTCCTGCCTATTTTCCCCGACGCTAGAATTAAGGCTCTATCGGATTTGTTTGGTTTGTTTTATATTGGACAGGCAGGAGTAGTCGGTGCTTATATGGGCATGACCGCATACATGAGCGCAAAGAAATAGGATTTTAAACAGATAGATATGTAAATGATGGCTCTTGTACAATTAAGCAGTGGAGAAGTGATAATAATAGCTCTTTTGGTTGTTATTATAACAATGCTTGTTAGGGGACTAAGGAAGAGATGACGCAGGTTTACGTTTTTGTTTTTATTATCAGCCTTGTCGGAAGCGTAGCATATGGCGGGTATTACTATTATCAAGATACCCAGAACAAAATTAAAATATTAACCGAAAACACTGTCAAATTAGAGCAGGCAAAACAATCTCAGGATAAAACGATAAAAACGCTTGTCAGAGACGCTAAAAAGTTTAGGAAGTTAAACAAAGACCTTGGCGTTAAGTTGCAGAAAGCAGAAGGCTATAAAAACAAGCTTATCGGAAAGTTGCGAAAGCATAATCTTACTCGTTTGAGCCAACAGAAACCAAAACTTGTAGAACAGAAGATAAATCGTGGTACGAAAAAATTATTGGATAGTTTTAAGCGCATTACTGCTGTCCCCGCTGCTGAGTAGTTGCAGCGGTTGGAACGCATTAAAGCGTATTGAAGTTAAGACGGTCGAGGTAGATCGCGTAATCCCTACGCAAAATCGCCCTCGTCAGCTTGATTTAAACGACATCACTTGGTTCGTGGTCACTGACCAAAACTTCGCTGAATTTAAAAAACGGTACACAAAACAAAACGGCAGCTTTCTGTTTTATGCAATCAGTGTAAGAGATTATGAAACACTGGCGCTTAATATGGCAGAAATAAAGCGGTATATTGAGCAGCAGAAGCAGATTATTGTTTATTACGAAAAAGCGGTAGCCCCAAGACCAGAGCCCGAAAAAACTGGGAAAACTAATGCCCCGTAAGAAGGAAAAGCCTATTCGTAAAACTACTAAGGGAAAAGGTGCTAATTACCGTAAAACCAGTCAGGGGGCTGGTATGACTAAGAAGGGTGTAGCCGCCCATCGCAGAGCTAATCCTGGTTCTAAGCTTAAAACAGCGGTTACAGGGAAGGTTAAAAAGGGGAGCAAGGCTGCTAAACGTAGAAAGTCCTATTGCGCCCGGTCTGCTGGACAAATGAAAAAATTTCCAAAGGCTGCTAAAAATCCAAACAGTCGTTTAAGGCAAGCTCGTAAAAGGTGGAAGTGCTAATGGCAAAATTAACTGCTCGTCAAACAAATGCTCTTAAAAAACACTCAAAGCACCACACGTCAAAGCACATGACATACATGAAAAACAGAATGTCGCGAGGCGACACTTTTACACAAGCGCACAACAAAGCTATGAAAAAGGTTGGAAGATGAAAAAAGGCCTGTATGCGAACATCCACGCAAAACGAAAAAGAATTAAAAAAGGTGGCTCCGAAACTATGCGTAAGCCGGGTTCAAAAGGAGCCCCTACGGATGCAGCCTTTAAGAAAGCTGCAAAAACCGCTAAAATGAAGAGCGGCGGCATGGTAACTCGTGGTTGTGGGGCTATGATGCCTAAGAAGCGTAAAAACTTTCGGGTTGCTTAAATGGACGGAATTTACCTCGCAGAGCATCTTTTAAAGTCTATTCAGGAACGAAAAGACCGAATTATTGAAATGATGGGGAACGGAACGGTAAAAGATATCGAAGAA